GATTAAGAGTTGGGAACGTACAGTTAGCTAAATTACCACTAGCAGGTGTGCCTAATACAGGCGTAATAAGGGTAGGTGAAGTAGCAAAGACTGCCACTCCAGTTCCTGTCTCGTCAGTTATAGCACCACGTAATTCTGAACTTGTGAATGAGTTTAATGTAGAGGCATTCCCTACACTGGTTACATGACCCGTGAGGTTTGCATTGGTGTTTGTTGCCCCTGATGTAAAGGAAGCCCCTGTGCCAGTAATGTTAGTACCTACTAGAGCAGATGGTGTTCCTAATGCAGGGGTAGTTAGGGTAGGACTAGTACCAAAAACAGCAGCCCCCGATCCTGTTTCATCTGTTAAGGCTGAAGCTAACTGTGATGAAGTAAAACTACCTAGTACAGCAGCGTTACCACTACTGGTAACATGACCAGTAAGATTAGCATTAGTAGTTACTGTACCTGCATTACCTGTAATATTAGTTTGATCCCCTGTATTAGTACCTGATGTAGTACCAGACCCAGTTACCGTACCATTGGCTGTAGCTGCTGTAGCTATGCCATCTAGTTTAGTTATCTGAGTAGAGGTAGCATATCCATCAACAGAGGCAGTTGCTGCTACCATTGATATAGCAGGAGTAGTACCTCCACTAGATACAACTGGTGCTGTACCTGTTACTGCTGTGACCCCTGCATTATCACCTGTGTTAGTACCTGATGTAGCATCTATCTTTACCTTATCCGCTGCTGACATTGATCCCGCAGCAGAGGTTGTTGCAGCAGTTATGCTAACAGCAGGGGCAGTACCACCGCTTGATACTATGGGTGTTGTTCCTGTCACACCTTGAACCGTGGATGCTGTTAGAGCTTCCTGCTCATCTGCACGTTCTTGCGATAAGTATAAGCCCTGCAATGAGTTTAAATCCAGGTCAGCTTCTGTTAATACAGCAGCATCGTGGAAGTCAACTAACCTCTCAGTTATAGTTGTGTATCTACGGAAAACTACAGCTTGACTAGATGGTGGTGCAGTTACAAATTGTATTGTAGAATCATTAAGCCACACATAATGTGTAGTAAGTGTTTGTGTTACAGCATTCACAGTTACAACAACATGTGTACGATTAATAAAAGGGAATGGTACGGTGTAACTCGTAGAAGACCCGTTGCCTGTATATGTTACTCTAGCGTGTGCCAATGTTTAATCCTTTTTAAAGTGGGGGGAATCTCACCCCCGCTATTATTACCTATTGTGCTTTTGGAGAATCTGCTAACCACTTAGGTAGAGGCTTCCCCGTAAGGCCAAACTGCACGTTATGCCTATCATCTATAAGAGCCTGATTTAGTGATGGATACTCCTGTCTAAGAAGATAGGTTGCCCTTTTAATAAAGGCTCTTCTGATATTAAATATAACATCCTCTTTCAGTGATCCCTCAAAGTTAGGGTCTTCGTGAAGGTTCTTAAACTCCTCATCAGCCATAGTCCTAGCTAAGGCATCCTTTAAGCCTAACCCATCTATTTGAGCTTCCTTTCCTACTAGTATTTGAAACCTTTCATACTGTTCCTGATCTAGCTGAACACCCTTAGAATCCTTAATCCTTCCAATTTTTCTAGGTATTTTAGGTAGGTTGATTTTTAATCTAGCTAATTCATTCTTAACTGGATCATTTCCTCGTTCAGAAGCTTGAATAGGTACTAACCAATCAGGTCCGAGGCGTTCTACGTGCTGCCTCTTCTCACCAAAACTATCTATCTTAGTTGTATCTTCATCCATGAAAGGCATTGTATTCCTAATCTTATCCATAGCCGTATACATTTCCTTTACATCAGGATCAATAGTTCTAGCTATAGTCCTCCGTAAAGAGGAGAAAGGAATAAGAGTATTTGGATATTGACCTACGAATTGATCAAGACTTCCCTTATCACCACGACTTACAGCAGCTAGAAGTTCTATTACACCAGAGAACCAAACCTTATCTCCTGCAAATTTAAGTGTTAATACCATAGCTTCAGCAGCCCTCTCATCTCTCTGCCTTGAACTCATATTATCGCCTAGCTCCATCATTGAAGCTGCAATAGCAAGAGGTATTGATATAGGGTCTAAGCGATCATAGCTATACCAAGTGCCTCCAACCTTAACGCTATATGCTTGCCAACCATCTTCACGTAGTGCTTTGGTTTTTTCACCACCACCACCACCTGTAATATTACCTTCAGCAGCACCTACAGCAGCCATCATATACATGGTAGAAGTTAACACCATCTTAGAATTGGCAAGATCAGCCCTAGCTCCACCCGCAGCTAAATCATCTTGTACTGACTTAGCCATCAGGCGGAGGAATGGTGTTCTAGTACCTGCGTACTTCAGTATGTTTACTGGTGTGCGAATAAAAGGTACAACGAAACGTGCGAAGGGTACACTGTTTATAACATTAGTCAGATTACGACCTGAGTCTCCCAAGGGGTTAGTAAATGTACCTTCACGAGCAACCTTGAGTGCTTGCTTACGGAGAAACTCTGGTGGGTCTTTTTCAATAGCTGCCATACGCTCGGCAAATTTAGTACCACTTGAAGGATCGTAACCCTCTCTAATAGCTTGATTATAAGCCTGTTCAGCCAACTCACCTGTGTAACCTACAGTTTTAAATAAATCATCTGCGGTAATCAGCATCCTTCCTGGCATTCTCACGAGTGAACCAAGACCATCAACAACCCTACTTAGACTCCAAAGAGTATTACCCTCGTCATCTAAACGCGGCTTTAAACCTGCCTTCTCTCCAGTAATAGCATTCACATCATCCTGCCCCATCTCAGTCTTATGTTTGCCTAGTGGGTCTATCTGGGAGTCACCTTTAGCAAATGCCCTGAATGTTCCACCAAACTCTTCTTCATTCTCTCTAAGGACATCTCCTGCTCCCTTGAAATCACCACTACCTGTACGTTTAGCAGCCTCTCTAGCAGCTTGTATTCCTTTAGCTGTTATTCCTAGTGCATTCTTTACACCGCGAAACATGCCCATAGTCTTAGCTTGAACTGCTGCTGCGGTTACCGCTTCATTACCTGCACCTATGTTATTCTTAGCACCCAATCCAATTGAGTGGATACCTGCTGCCCCTGCTTTCTCTACAATGGACATCGTACTAACTAAGAAGTTACTCAAGGCATTAATCATATGTGTTTGTGGACCTGACAACATGCCATTAATTAGTACTTCTAAAGTTGCACTGTGCATTCTTATAGGTACAGACTTTAATAGTGTCTTTTTTACAGCCTTCGCACCCTGTGCTTCATGCATTAAGATCATCTCAAATTTCTTGAGGTTTACCTCTGTGCCCCCTGCACCTTCTAGCAAGTCTGTCAATCTCTTCGCTGCCAAGACATCAGTATCATTCTTTAGCAGTCTATAAGAATTAAGTGCGCGGGCCGTATTAGTCTTTGTACCTGCAATTTCTCTATTTATTAAAAGAAATACTTCTAGTGCTTTATTAGCTGATGCTATATTAGCAGGAAGAGGCTCATCAACAGCTTGCTTAATTAAGTTCATTGTATCTCTAAACTGTATAGTATTTACTGCAGTTTGAGCCATTACCCTAGCACCTAAATCCTCAGTATCTATATTAATACTTTTAATCTTCCTTGGGGATAAACCACTACTACGTGCTAAAGCCTTAACCATAGCAAAGGTTTCTACCTTCTTTGTACCTGCTTTTGCCTTTTTGTGTACGTCAATTATTGATTGCTCTATATTAGCAACGATAGCTCTAACACCCTCAACATCATCCACATCATTTAAGTTAATACCTTGATCATCCAGAACTTTTGCTATACCTGCATCATCGCCATCACCCACAGCTTTAGCTAGACTTTTAACTGCTGTTGCTTTTATAGGGTTTACTTTTTTTGGCGGAAGAGGCTTACCATCTTTACCTACACGCTCCTTCTTCGGTGCTAAGTTAGGTGTTTTAGTTTCTTCACCACCAATAGTTTTGGCTTGGAGATGTTCTGGTACAGCACGCTCATCATCAAGATAATGCTTCTTTTCTTTTAATTCTTTTATTTTACTAGCAGCATCTTTACCGTATGTTCCCTTGAGGATTTTAAAAGATTTAATAATACCATCAACTGCACCACCTAGTGCTAAACCCTCTAGTACATTCTTGAGTCTACCTTCAGCTTTACTATCGGTAGGATCAGCAGCAAACCATTCCATTATACTTTTATCTGCTTCAGGGTCTAGTTTTTCTAGGTCAACAAATAGATTAGCTAGACGTTCTTCATGGGGGTCAATTACTGTCCCATCTGCTAGGCCACCTGCTGCTGAGTACTTAACAAAATCTCCACCTTTACCATCCAATATGGTATCTGCTTTTTTACTTTTAGTTAAAGCATTACTGGCAGCCCTAGCTGCTGTACCTGCTTTCCCTACCACACCAATAGCAGGTATAAATCCTGCCATCAGTTGAACCATAGAGCGTGCACCCTCACCAATACCAGACTCATTAGCATTAACTTCTGGTAGTGTGAATGCAGGTTTATCTAAACCTATTATATCAGAGCCTGTTTCTACAGTTTCCTGTAGTGCATCTCTAACACCTCCACCTACTGCTGAACCAACTTCAGAAGCCCAAAACCCAAAACCTTCATCTTCTTCTTCTACAGGAGTAGTAGTAGTAACTTGGGCTTGCTGACTAGGGATGCTATATAACGCAGCCCTTTCCGCCATTCGTGTTTCTCTTTCATACTTAAAGCTTGCTTCAGCTTGTTCAGCCCGCTGACGCTCATCTGCTTCAGCTAATAAGTCCATATCTAAATTATCTTTGTTACTCATTACCACTCCTATTTAAGGTGTATTATAGTTTTCAGTAGAGCTAAAGCTTTTTTCATCAAAAGATTTTTTCTTTTCGGGTAGAGTAACAGGTGGAACTATTGGTTCTTCTCTGGCAAGGTATTCTTCGTGAATTGCCTGCAGATATTTCGGTACATACTCATTCTTCATTGCCATCCTATACTGTGCCCTTGTAGTCCAAACAATAGATAAATCCTGTTCCATCTTTTGACCAGATACCCATTTCTTTATATTTGCATTACCTCTAATATCCCACTTGTCTAATATAGCATCAGCTTTTTCCTCACTAATAGGGTGTTGCTGCCTTGTCATTTCATTTTGATAACCCCACTTTGCCATGTCTATTCTTCTCTGAATATATTCTGCTTTCTTAGGAGACAGTATAGCCCCCGTCTCTTTGCTTGCTCCCTGACCTTTGACTGAAGCTTCAAAACTAGCGGTTAAATCACTAAGCCCATCTTTGAAGGTTTGACTATTCTTTATTTTATTTCCGTCACTGTGATCTATCTCCGCGTGTTTCAACAGCGGATCAACATCTTTTGGTTCAATATCAGGGTCTGCAAGCAATATAGATCGATCAACATATGTACCTGCTTCTATTCTTTCCTTCCACTCCTGAACTGCTCTTGGGTCACTCTTATGCTCAACATCTGCAGCTTTTATTTTCGCTATATCTTCTCTTAGCAAATCTGTACTACCATAGCTATCTGCGTGACTCCAAAGTTCGGCTACTAAATCATCAATGTTCTCGCCACCTCTTGCTGCCCTTCTATGAATAGGCTCAAAGATATCAATAGTTTCTGCTCTATGCTCCGCAGCTATTTCTGCTAGAGTTTTCTCATCATTTGCTTTATTATAAGCAGCAGCAGCCCTACGTGCTGTAGTAACTCTGGTTTTATATTGGTTTTGTCCTGCTATTCCAGGAGTACCATCAACAGTCGGTTGGCTCAGTATATCTAGAAGAGATTCATCTCCTGTTCTGGCTGCTATATCAATTGCAGTAGCTATGAAACCATCATTTATTCTCTTTTTATCCATTCCCTGTGCTAGGAAGCCTTGTCTAAGTGTAGACAAATTTGCAGGTGTTACTGTTGTACCATTTAGTTTTGCTGCTGTAATTGTATCCTCTAATGTTTCCGATAGCATAGCTGATTGAGTCTCTGCTATTTCCTCTTTCTGTTTAGCAATCTCTCCCTGACGTATTCTTTCAAGTGAAGCATCATACCTAGTGAAATAAGCAATTTTATAGGANTCTGATTCACCTGCCATATCTGCTTCTGCTTTTGCCCTCTGTTCTGCTATCCAAGTAGCATACGGTACTGTCCTATCTCTAGTAGCTTGTGCTTGCTCCAGATCAACTGTTGCTTTCCCTGCTTCACTGTGTGCTACTGCTGCAAAGTAATTTTCTGTAAACCTCTCAGATTCATCTCCTTGCAGTCCCGTATTCATCATCCCTGCAGCAGTACCTGCTTTAGCATCCTTATCTTTTGCTATTGCATCCTTCTTTTGAAATATAGCCCCTACAGCAGGATTAAGTTTATCCAGTGCAGCTACTAAACCATCTACCGCATAGTTCTTCTTCTGGTCTATACTTGTATCTAAAGGCGTAGCTTCTGCTTGTTGAAACTCTTGATCTGAGTCAGCTTCAAGTGATCTCATTTGGCGTGCTGAACGCTTAGTTATAGTAGTCTTTACTTCCCGTACCATACTTTATCCTTTTATTATGAAAGAGTCTTTGCGTATGCGCCTGCACCTGCAGTAGCTATACTAAGTCCACCACCTATCCAATCTGGCTTTCTAATATTATTGCGCCTGTTCTTAGAGTCGGCAAGTAGCTTCTTACTCTCGTAACCAATCTGGGTTTGCCTTGCAGACCTATTAGCTTCCATTGAAGCTATATCAAATCCTTGATTAAACTGGGATTCTTGCATTACCTTATCATAGGAGATACCAGATAAACCTGTATCCGCCCACATAGCTGCAGCTTTACCCCGCGCTATCATTGAATCTCTAGCCCTTTTACTTTTTTCTTCTTGTGCCTTTTCATTCTCCTGATCACCTTTACGGTTTTGTGCTTGGGACTGCAAGAGGAAATTAGTATCTTCATTCTTCTGCGCCTTCTTAGCTGATGCTGATGTAGCCATATTACTAGCTAACATACTTGCTGCTGCAATACCCATACTAATACTAATTGCTTCACACATTCTTATTCACCTTGTAAAATTGATAGAAAGGGGCTGAGGCATAACCCCAGTTTTCATTGAGTTCACCTATGGTATAACCTATATGTTGCAGCCACTTAATTGTTTTTTCATTTTGAGAATGCACCATGTTAGCTAAAACAGGGTGTTTCTTATTCCATTTCCGAGTACGTGCTTTAGCATCTCTCACTACTTGCTTAGGATACTTATCAACCTCATCCGAACATACCATAAATGGTACGCCCAGATTCGTGTTGCTTTCTACATAACAACAACCAAGGATAGCTATGACGTTACCTTCAGCATCAATTGCAGCTTCAGCCTGACCCCTACACATATCTACTGAGTCAATTAAAGCCTTACCATACTCTGGACCTGCAGATAATAGTAACTCAACTATATCCACTGCTCTAAGTTTTGGTATTAACTCCCTAACATCTGCAGCTTCTGCCTTACGGTAACTAATCATATTCTATACCCTCTGTGATTGCTTAACATATTCACCTACCCATTCTGCTGCTTGAAACTTACATGGTAGATGATTGGCACTGACTATATCAATAGTCGCACCCTTACTCTTAGTTCTTACGGGAAACTTAAATGAACCCGAACTTATACCTACTTGGCCCACAGTTGCACTTATGTCACCTATGACACCACCAGTAAACTTATAGGTATAGGTAGTACGTGCTCTCGGTGTAACCTCTACTTGAAAGAAACCTGAATCAGCAAATGATACAGACATATTTTTCATAACTACATTAGCAGATTGTACTGCAACACCCTTAGCATCCTTAACAGATTGTTCGGAGAATCTATAGCGAAGCTCAAAGTCTCTGCCCACTATACAAGGTGAAGCTGAGTGATCGCCTACTCCTTCTACTGTACTAGAGCTAATAGTATGCGTGGTAGCTATTCTCGCACCCGCATTCGCAGCCCATGTAGAGCCTTTTATCACTGTAAATGCACCTGCATCAGCATATGGTAATGTCCATGTAGTTACATTAGTTACACTGTTGTACGCCCCAGTAAGGGATGTTTGTCTATCTAGTAGAATCTGGTAGTCGAAACCTGTAGATGTATAACCTTCCTGCAAGTTCATGCTCTCTAAATAAATCCCATCAGCCCTCTGAATAACGGCATACATAACAGAATTAATAAATCCTATGTGTAATATTACATCTGCTGCATCAAGTAAGAATTTACCCCATGCTGATTGTGCTTTCTCATCTCCATTCCAATATACCTTATAAACATATATTGCATTACGCTCGTCTGTAGACAGTGCTACAACTAAATCCTCAGTAGTACTAGCTGCTAATACAAATAAGTTTGCAGGTACATATGCAGGTACGTGTGCTGTAACCTCTGAAGCATCATTAGTTACAGTATTTACATCTACAAAGTATTCTCTAACTGAGGAAGATGTACCCTTATCTGAGGCAAAGTAAACAGAGTTTCCTAAGCTAACAGGAGAACATTTAGGAGTAGATTCAAACTCAGTAACAACCTCTGTAGTAATAGTCTTAGGGGTTAGGCTGTCCGTTGAAGTTACCTGGAATTGGGTCTGATCAGAGAACATTAGTAGAGTCTTATTAAATGGTATTACATTTTTCAATACCGATACTTTCGTGTGACTCACACTAACATCTATAGGATCATCATCCAATACAGCGGTCATTGTCTTAGAGAAGAAATTAAAATATAATCCTGCCCTAGACATTACTAAAGATTCACCAGAGTACAAACCAAGTCTATTCCTGTGGAAGAATATACCATTAATAGTACCACCAATGAATGATGGGTCTTGGTTAGATAGTGCACTACCTACTAACCTTGAACTCCAAGTTTGTTTAGCAAACGTAAATGTACCATTAGCATTACGCACTAGAGTGTGTGGCATAGTAGTGGAATTAATTGTTGTTTGTTGCGCGGGTGCTGTTGTTTCTTCCCAAACACCTGCTGCAGTATACTTTACATGGTAGTCATCAAACCGTTGTAGATCATCTCCCTCTATCTTCCATACATCACCTGTAGAATTTCCACTAGTAGGTAACTCACTAAATTTCTGTTTAGAACCAAGCGTTGCAGAACCAGAGGTAGCCGTATCCATAAGGGCTGTTACTGACTTATTAACTATAAATGTAAAATCGGCAACAGTAACTACACTAAAAGATGTACGAGGTGTAGTTGCAGATAAGTATCCCTTACCATCTGGGAACGAAATTGTTTGCTGTACCCCCGCTAAATTGTAAACCTCTAAGTCACCATTAAGTATAACTACAATGTAACGCTCTACTTCATCTCTATTAATTAGGTGAAGGAAAGCATCACTAGCTATACTATTCTTAATTTTAGCTATATGATTGAATGCAGGTCTTTTGCGTAACCCTGTAGCAATCGTTGGGTAGCCATTATCCTGTTGTGTACACTGTGAGGCATGGCGTAGTGGATCAGGTTGTTGCGATACTCCATTGAATAAATTAGGTATAACGCCATTTATTAGTGCCATACCTACCTCCCATGTACTACTGAATTAACAGACCAACTGTCTCTAAACATGTTGCCATCTGTCTTCTTAACTTGGTGTCTCCTGAGTGCTGCAAAGGCTGTCATCTCTTGCTGTTCGGAGAACTTATGCTGTGAATCAGAGCCTAATGCTCTTGTCTGATATATTCGTGCAGCCTTAATCATAATATATGAACGTGCTGCTTGTGGAAGTTCATCCCACGTTAGGAGTAATACAATCTCTCCTGTGAGTGTTTCTGTGAATACAAACGTGTGATTCTTCTTATCATATAAGCGCAGCCCACGTTGTATTGTATCGGCACTGCTTGATTTAGTATTCCATTGTTCAACATCAAAACTTAGCGTATTAACAGGTAAATTAATAAAACCCGATGCATCAGGAACTAAATCCCATTCTTCTTCTTTATTAAAAGTCCAACCTATCTCTAACACACTTCGTATTACTTGGTCCAACACTAACTGACACTCAGCTACATCAGCCAAACCTGAAGACTCTAATGTACTTACAGGACTTTCTCCTGCTGCATCTAGCATAGTGTTGATAGCTTCGAGTTTCGTAGTGAGAACCGAAGTTGTCATAATGTTTTCCTTATTATATTAATTTTATGAAAAAAGGGAACTAGTAGTTAAACCACTAATCCCCTTTTGTATTACTCTACTATTAAGAAGTAGTCTTCAACTCAACTGCTGCTTCAGGGCGTAGGATACCATGACCAATAGCATATTTAGCTAAGAGTAATGTTACCTGTCTACGCATATCCCAAGACATTTCTTGAGCTAGGTCTAATAACTTAACAGTACCAACTGCACGTGTGGACATGAGTAGTCCAACGGTTAGTGCAAAGTTACCTTGGTAAGCGGTTGGACCTGTTGTAATATTCGTGATAGGGAAGTTATTGGTCTTAACCAATTTAGCTCCACCAATCTGGAATACTGCGCCATCCTTGAAGTTACCATTACCTGCTGCATAGTCTGTGTTGTACAGAGTCTTATCTTGTGCAAGTAAGTAGTATTGTGCAGGGCGCATAAACACATTGCGACCATCTGCATCAGGATTGTTCTTTTCATCCATAGCTTGGATACCTGAGTATATACCCGCAGCTAGATCGCTAGAGGATGTACGATACAGAGTACCAGACGATGTTAGAACAGTTCCGCCGTCACCACCAGTGACAGTAGCTGAAGCGCGGGCTGCATTGACACCCACTTGTAGTACGTTTCTGTCCCACGTATTAGCAAGTTCAATACCACACTCACGTGAATAAATAGAACGGTAATCGTAGTGGTTCATAGCTTCATCAATTGATGGTATAGCTACTGAAGCAATCAACTGATCATCAATAGCAATAACACGCTCATTGAGATTAGATGTTTGCCCTAAGATTTCAGCACCCGCTGTGTGGTATGCTGCCGATACTTTCCAAGTTGCAGGGAACTGTGCTGATTTACCGTGTGCAATCTGGCGAACCGTATGTTTGTCTACTACCACTTGTGATTGTTCAAAGGCGGTTAGTACTTCACCACCAAATACTTTTAAGAATAGTGCATCTGTTGCGCCCGAACTATTAACCTGCCCCGCGCGTAATGGAGTTGCATTTGCCATAAATATATTACCTCATTATAAATTAAATAAATAGTTGCTTCTGCTTCTTCTATTTATAAAACCGTCACACAATGTTATCCAACCTCAGTCGGGCAGTGGCTTTCGTCTTACTTCTAGAAATTAGGTAGGGGCAGTTATCGACATACCCTAGTGAAGTCGTACTAATTAGAAAGCAGTAGTCTTACCTACTTTAGCTTCCACTTGTTTTCGATATGATGGGTCTTTCCCATATCTAGGATCAGCCATTGCAGCAATCATCTCTGCTCTGCTACTAAACCCTGCGGTGTTCTGCTTACCACCAGTACTGCCACCTAGTAATCTAGGCTCTCTTCCATTTGAGTCTTCGTACTTAGCTCGTAAGCCAGTAACAGCTAATTTAACTGCTTCAATATCATTACCATTAACGGCTTTGTCATAAGCTGCAATCTCATCTGCTGTCAAAGAATCAGCAGCCCATGCTGTCATACTAGCATAAGCCTCTTCTCCACCCGCTGCTTCTTTAGCCTTAAATTCCCACTGTGCAGCCAATGCTTCTTGACCTGCAATATAAGAATCTATAGTTGCTTCTGGAATTCCACCATTAACTAAACTTGCTCTACTATCCTCTGATAGAAAACCTTGTTCAGCATACTCAGCAGTCAGTTTATCAAAATCCATACCAGACTTCTCAACTAACGCTTTAGCTGCATCTGCATCTTTATCAGCTTTCTTGGCTGTGATTACGTCTGCCTTGGCTAGAGTGAGTGCTTCATCTGCAATTTCAAGAGCATCTAAATCCTCTTGTGTAGCATCATCAGCTTCGGCTTTTTCCTTAGCTGCATCATGTCTCACTTTAGCTAAAACTACTGCATCTTCAGGATTAGCCTTTTGTGCTACTTCTGTTTTAGCTTTAGTTTTTCCTCTACCCTTCTCTAACTCATTGTATGATTTAGTTAAAGAAGCATAATCTACTTCTCCTGTTTCTTTATTATAGAACTTATCAGGAACACCATCAGGTTTAGCTGCTATTTCTACAGGTGCTTCCTCTTCTACTGCAGCTTCCTCTGGCTGTTCAGTCCCTTGACTCGCATCAAACTTATCTGCCATCTCTTTGTTATATGCATCAGTACCTGCTTCTGGTGGTACATCCACACTGGTTTCTTCTACATTATCCAGTTTTGCCATTCTAGTTATCTGTTCTCACAGCATCGTGCGTTTTTAACTTTGTATCTTTTGTCTTTACCACAGGTTTAACTTCACCCTTTACCACGGGTTTAACCTCTGGTTGTTTGTGTACTGGAATTGCATTTGCCATAATTTTGTTGCCTCTATATATAAATTATTAAACTTCAGGTGGTGCTTCTTCGCCCCCACCCTGTGCCAGACCATCAGCATTAATATCTTTCAACATTCCACCTGCTTGTGTAACAGCATTAGGTCCAAGTTTCTCCATCATCTGCATCTGCTGCTGCTGCTGTTGTGCTTGCTCCTGCTCGGCTTGTAAATCTTCTGGTGATTTAACTAAGCCCTTCATATCTATCCCACGGGCAACACCACTGCGTTTAATGTAATCACTTGCAACAATACTCTGAGCTACAACCTCTGGTCCTAACACGGATATATCATCCATCCATGATCTTAACTTTTCACTATCTTGTCCTCTACCTATAGCATCTACACCTGTAGTTACCTGTGGTCGTACCATACCCTTAGGTAGCACTGGTAATTTATTTTGCTTCTCCATACGGGCCATAAGTAGGGTTACTAGTGGTAACTGAAACTCTTGTGACAGTGAAGAATATATTCCGCCCAAGGCATTTTCTAGTTCATTAGCCATGAATCTAATTTCTTCTGCTGTTACCCTTTCACCATTACGTTGTATAGATGTATTCATTAGAAAAGCTAAACCTAGTGACTGCTCTAAGCGTTCTATTGTCTGTGCTGCAACTTGAAAGTCAGCATGTTTCTGTAATTGTAATACCCCAACATCGTCTGCATTACCAATAATAATATCACCTGACTCTGATTCAGTTATGTCGGATGCTTCAGTAACCGCACTTGGGCGCAGCATAAATAATACTTTAGCTGCTGCTGCACTACCTTGTACAATTGCCTTGGTTAAGTACTCAAGTGATTGTATATCACCTTTGTATTCCTCAACGTATCCTCTACCATAATCTTCACCTGATATACCTGTGAAACGTAAGACGGAAAAGGGTGACTTATCAAGAGGATATTCACCCTCACTTCCTGGAACTAATACTCCACCTGCTTCTTGAGATACATACCACTTCTTCTCATGTAACTTTACGCAAGTATACAATGCTATAATTTTCTCACCATTCTCGGTAACACTAGACCCCGCCTCGCCAGTTACCTCACCTTGTATTTCTTCAGGCAAGTCTGAGATGGATACATGCTCCTCGGTGATGAGTTCTAGTAGTTCTCCCATTGGATCACGCCTAGCAACGTATCGACCCAGTGGGAAGATTTTCATACCTCCTTTCGGATTTAAGTATGTAGCTACATTACCTGCAACTAATAAGTGTTTCAGAGATTCAAATACGGCAGGTCTGATTGCCGATGTTTCTATCTCGGTCATCACACTTCTTTCCATACTGTTGAAT